TGGCGTTAATCTATCCGGTGACATTGCAAGATATTTAAGTGTGTCGTGCGTGCAGAATCCGACCTGCTCCAATTCGTGCCCGGTCTGCTTGGTGTAAATTTCAGACGCTTCCTGCTCATGGTCTGTGCCCCATTGCATCGCCTCGGACACGAAGCCATCGACTTCATCCCAGACTGCCATATCTGGACATACTCGTTCGTAAATGAGTTCGTCAACTACTTTCAGATTGTCCGACTTCATGATGCCAGCGACACGACTGCTGGTAATTTTACCGATTCGCAACTTATGCCATTCGGGCGTGCCTTGTTCAACTTTGTGTTCTATCATAACTATTTTGTAAGTTCTAATTTGCGTGAATCCTTTACCGCCAAACAAGCCGTTTGACCTTCGCTGTCCAGACCTTTCCAAAGCGTCTGCAATGTAGCCAAATCAGGTGCTGTTCGTATTGCCTCGATTTGCTTTGTGTAGTCCTGTGCAGGTTTTTGCGATACCTTCTCATTCCTGACCCTCAAAGCGTCCGTTACATCCCCAAACGCTTTTACCTTGTCTACGCCGATTTTCACCTGTTGACCTGCCCACTTCTCAATCGCAGGCGTTCCTAAAAGTCTGGTAATCGTCTTGCAGTTCGTCTTGTTCAGGATTATCGGCTTGGTTTCTTTCGTAGTTGCTACGATGCAATCCGACTTCTTTCCATCCGCACCCGGTACGGCTTTCTTCTCAACCGTTACGAGTGTAACGATGACTTCCCGATACTGATTGTCCGATTCGAACAGGTCGTGACTTCCGAAGTAGTCAGGGTTTGTTAACTGTTTCCAATGTGTCATAATTCGTTTTTTATAAAAGTTAAAATGGTGCTGATTCATCTGTTTTAACGCCAAATCGGTCAGAAGGTTTCAATATTTGCAAAATATTTCTTTCCGGTGGTGGCTGTGCCTGATGCGAATACATCACATACGGGGCAAATCTGGTATAAGCCTTTTCAAACTTGGTCATAATTGCCCCGATACGACCGTTCCTGTGCTTGCTTACATGAATCTCAGCCATATCGGTTGAGTTAGTGAATCCATCCGACATAAGTTCCTCTTTGTAATATTCCGGTCGGTGCGGAAATATCACAATATCCGCATCCTGCTCGATTGCACCAGATTCCCTCAAATCGGATAAGTTCGGAATTGAATTACCCTTACCCCGGCTTTCAACTGCCCGATTCAACTGAGATAAAACCATGACAGGTATATTACATTCCTTCGCTATGGCTTTCAAATTTCGGCTTATTGTACTGATTTCCTGCTCTCGGTTTCCGCTAAAATTACTTCCTGCTGTCATTAATTGAAGGTAGTCAATCATGACTATTTTAATGCCAAATTCATGAACCATACGCCTGACTTTTGCCCGAAGTTCAAAGACTGAAACCTGTGGGCTGTCATCAATGTAAATGGGTAAATCTTTTATACCGAGTGCTGATTCCTGAAACCTATCAAACTCGGATTGAGTTATATTACCAGACCTTATCTTCTCTCCCTCAACTCCGGATTCCATGGATTCAAGCCGAAATGTCAATTCCGATGCTCCCATTTCAAGACTGAAAAAAGCAACTGGGAAACCGGATTTAGCCGAACTAATCGCAAAGTACAAAGCGAGTGCAGTTTTACCCATACCCGGTCTTGCACCCACTACAATAAGATTTTGATTCTGCCAGCCTGAGAGTAAATTATTCAACTGATGAAACCCCGTATCAATTCCAGTCAATCCTGTCTGGCAGTTCATTCTCCGCCTCAACTCATCAATATTCGAGTAGGTTAGATTCAGGATGGAAACGGCTTGCTTTTTATACAGGCTTTCCATTACCCTGAATACTTCGCCCTGCTGGTAATCCATCGTATCGAATGCATCATTTACCGGGTCGTAAGCCATTGTAATCGTCTTGTGGCTAATCCGTATCAACTCACGCTGAATGTAGCATTCATGGATTAATTTACCGTTGTATTCAAAATTGATTTCGCCACTAAACTTCTGCCCGATTTCAATCAATCGAATCATTCCCCCGGCAATTTCCAACTTCTCCAATTTTTTCAACTGCGAAATGACCGAAATCGTATCGACAGATTGACCAGATTGAAAAACATCGAAGCAAGCCTGAAAGATGGCAGAATTAGCCTCGCTGTAAAACCAATCTGGCTGTACTGATGCAATTACCCCACTTACTGAGTTACGGTCGTACAGGAGGGAGTAAAGTACCGATTCCTCCGCATCAGTGTTAAACGGTGGTAATTTGCCCTGAAATGCCGATTCGGTCAGGGGCTTAATTTCCTCTTTGTATTTTTTTCTATTGCTCAAAACTTATTCCTCCCATGTTTTTTTGAATTTCTGCCTTCATTGCTTCTTGTTTACGGATTTTGTCTACGGTTGTTCCGTTTAATATTCGTAATTCCTTTTCTGCTTTTTCTAATACCCATGAATCGTCAATAGCCAAATAGTCATTTAGGTTTCTTTGGTGTGCGAATTTTCTTTTCCCCTTCCAGTTGTTCATTACTCGAATCATGGCTATTACTATTTCATCGCTTTTATATTTCTCTTTCAATTTGTTATACTCTTTGTCAGACAAAAAAACCATTGGAGCGTCTAACTTTTCGCATGACCTTCTACCTCGTTCACTCTGATATTGCAAAAAATCATCCCAACGCATAATGGTATGGTCACGGTCAGGAACTTTTGTTCCAATCTTTAAATCATTCCATTTCTCTACTTCCTTACTTGATTTTTTTTGCAAATCTGGCTTATTACTATTACTTAAATTACTACTTTGACTATTACTTTTACTTATACTATTACTATGAGCCTTAGGTAAGGCTTCCGTAAGGCTTTCGTAAGGCTTAGGTAAGTCTTGGATTAATTCGTATGTTTCTGAATCAATACCTTCATTTTCAAGTAGTTTAATAACCGACTTCTGAAATGGATGTTCTGGCGAGCATAATCCGTTTGGAAATTGGGTAGTTAAAATCCTCTTTATCAAAAAACGATTATTCCCAATAATTGTAAACTCATGTTGAATCTCGATAAATGCCTTCTCAACATCAATCTGCAAGTCAAATTCAAGCCTACGCTTAATCAGTTCAATTATACCTGCATTGTCTGCATTCAGATAGCAATAAATGTAAAGTATTTTTGCCTCGTTGCTCAACTCATAAAACCAACCTTGCGAAAAAAGGTCTGTTTCAATTTGTCTGTTTTTAGCCATAACTTACATAAAATTAAAAACCCCCGGAACAGATACGGCAAGTTATCTATCCCAAGGGGTTCTGTTTCCGATGAAGGAAATTTTATTTATTCGCTTGCCGTCGAATAGCCACAATTGGCAGTACAAATATCGTATTTATTTACTCAAATTCCAAAATAATTTTGCCCTCATATCCCCAAATCTTCTGAGCCTGAATCGTATGAACGCCCGAATCATCTTTCCCAAAACAATCCATAAAACCCTTGACCATGTTGTCAATATCGGGCTTGTAACGATGCGGACTGCCTTCTAACTCCCTGCACTGCTTCTGAGTGTAACTTATCGGGAAAGGCATAACAAACTGAATCCGAAACGATTCCGGACACTCACGAACGCCAAAGCCACGAAGAAACATCATTACAGCCGTTTTGTATCGGGCGTATTTGTGATACCGTTCGTCTGTGAATTTTCCCTTCTGTGTTGTCCTAACCGCACCCATTGGGTTAATGTCAATTTCGATTCGCATTGTGCAAAGGTAAACGGCATTGGCTTCAAAAGGTTTCAAAATATTTTACAAAATACTACTTTTGCCCCATGAACCATTACAAAAAACAATCAATCGAAACTTTCGAAATGATGTTGAAAGTTTACGGAACGGAAAAACTCATTCACTTTTGCGAAATAAATGCTTTCAAATATCGGATGCGTGCAGGCTATAAAGATTCTGCCGAGCAAGATATATCCAAGGCAATCTGGTACGAGAACAAAGCGAACGAGTTGAAAGAATCAAAGTAATTTCGTATATTTGCGAAATTCAGCATTGAATCAAATGGCA